CTTTTTTACGATATGAGTTTCTCCTGGGTCACCCCGATATGGAGTGCCCAGAGACCCGGTCGAAAGACCGAAACCTATATCGTGATCGCCTGGAACGCGAGTCTCGTCTCGCCATTTCTAAAAAGGAATGGCGGGAGTACGAGCGTAACAGGCAGTGCGCAGAGGTATATCGCGCGTTGCGGGTCACTCGACTCGCAATGGGTCATATTACCGCCGCACATCGTCGTCTCTGGAGACGGATACCGAGATTAATATTTCGGTTTCCCGTCCGCATGGCGGAACTCGCTAGCGAGCTCTCTGGAGACTTGAGGTCCTTTGGCCTTACCGGAATTTGGAACGAGAAGTCCCACTTTTTGTGGGAACTATTTCGTCCGCGAAACCGGAGCCAAGGACTTCAGGGGGGGCACCTTAAAAGGTGCCTCCCCGCGCCCGTCTCGGTTCGCCAGCAGGCGATTATCGAAGACTTTTGCACTCGGGTAACCACCCCCGCGAGCGTTCCAGATTCTGGAGCGTTCCGGGAGTGGATAACCGAGTGGGTCTCCTTTAATCGCCCGCGGGTTCCCCCGACCCACTTCGATATCGATGTGAGTCATTCGGCCTGTTTAGAAACTAAACGGGGCGAGGGGGGCCGTGGCGGGCAAGCTTCCATGGTAGAACGGCTCATCTATATAGGTGAGCAGTCTACCGGGGCTTACTCCCAGTGGAGAGATAAGATGATGGCCGGGCTTAAAGAAGCCCGACTATTTCCTTTCTCCCTTCCGGAAGGCTTACCTTGGGACTATACCAGGTCAGTATGGTTACTGACCGGTTGTCTCGAGGTTATGTCCCCTTGTATCGAACACCGTAAGGTGTGCGATATTTTCCGCTGTGAAGAGAGGGGAGTACACCCTAGGGTGTGCCCCCTCCTCATTCGCGAAAAGGGGAATAAGACTAGGATCCCAACGATGACATCGTCGGCGGAAGCGATCCTAGCCTCGGTCTACCGGAATGCGGTACAATTCTGGCTAGAGTCAGACCCAAGGATCGGTCCCTCCCTAAAGGGAGAGTTTCCGACCTTTCCCTCCTTTAAAAAGAGGGAAGGTTGGGTCTGGCGTTCCCAGGATTTAACCACAGCAACGGACGACCATGACTTGGAGTGTACTCCTCATTTATATAGGGAGCTCTCCAAGTACATTTCTACCCCTTTCTGGTGGGGTCCAGTCATCGATATGATAACTGGTCCTCACGAGATTATAACTCGAACCGAAGTTAAGCGCATTCGCGAACATTTCAGTTCGAGTTCGTGGGGGGAAATGTGGGATATTCGTAAATATCCCCGAGGGAGAATAACCAGGAGGTGCCAGTTCATGGGAACTGCCACTTCTTGGCCCCTCTTGCCGTTGGTCTCTCTTTTCTCGTTCGAAAAGTCCTATATCGGACCTCTCGTCTCTATAACGAGGAAGGTGGCCGCGTACGCGAAGCCTAAGGAAATGGGTAATTCTATACCTAGCAATAGCTGGTATAGGGCTACCGCCGGCCTGCAGGCCGACCTTGAGCTTCGACGGGAGGTTCCAGAATCCTGGCGTTTGGTCGACACCACTGGTGATGATCTTATCGCCTATATGGACAAGGACCACTCGGCTCGCCATACTGTTCAATTGAACAATACGGGAGGTCGAGTGTCCAAGACCAAGGATTTCGAAGCTCCTTCGTACGGAATCTACACGGAGGTCTACCTTAGGGATGGATCCCCGTGTGGAATTTCTCCGCTAGGGACCCTCTTGGACGTACATGGCGTTCGGAGCTCCAATTGGAGCAACGTTGGCCGTTCGTACCTAGAGGTAGCGAAGAAACATGGTGTGTCTAAGACGAAACGTCTTAGACTCCTCGCCCTTTCCTCCTTTCACCCGTTGGTGAAGGGACTAGCCGACCTAGGAATGCCTGTATCCTATCCTCCTCAAATGGGGGGGGTAGAGTACTTCGCCTTCCAGGAGAGGGTGACTCGCTATTCAAGCGGGTTACCTTCTCGGGCTGCGCATTGGACGAGGGAGCAAATTAAGCAAGAGCTGGGGATTCTCCCCTGGCCTGCAGAAATGCTCCACCCTGTTTACCGTCCAACTCCCGGTCAGGGGATGTTTACCACACGTCCGGTACCGTGGGCACCTGGTGCCACACAGTACCGACCGATAAAGTATGAGTCCAGCCAAGCTAGAACTCACCTTTTTGCGGTTAACCCTCTGTCCCAGAAGACGGTGCCGTTGGGCCCAACCCTCTTCTCAGTCATGACTGAGAAGGAGTTGAGCCAACTCTTTGCTCGAACCCGACGATGGTCCCAAGTGGACTACGACCCAGC